GAGTTACAAATAATCTTATAGACCATACGAGTGAGAAAGAAATTAAAGATTTTATTTTAAATTATTTGATAGAGCTTGATGAAATTTTAGCTTATAATCATTTTGCCGAATGTACTAGGTATTTCAGGGAAGAGTTTTTGACCTTACTATCATCTATCGATGTGTATTTTATTGAAGATACAAAAGGTTGTGCTTATTTATATTACAACAACTCCGCAGTTAAAATTACACATGATAAAGTGGTTTCAATAGACTACTTAGATTTAGGTGGCTATGTTTGGAAAGACCATGTAATTGACAGACCATACATAAAATGCAAATCTAGTGATTGCGATTATAAGTTTTTTATAGAGAACATTTGTAATGGCGATAAAGGTAGGATAAACACTATGAAGTCTACGATAGGTTATTTATTACACGCCTGGAAAAACTTATCCTATTGTCCCGCAACTATATTAAACGATGAGGTTATTTCTGATAATCCTGAGGGTGGCACAGGTAAGGGGTTGTTTATGACTGCATTGGGGCAAATGAAAAAACTCGTTGTAATAGATGGTAAGTCTTTTAATTTTGAAAAAAGTTTTGCTTATCAGCTTGTAAGTGCCGACACTCAAATACTTTGTTTTGATGATGTTAGTAAGCATTTTAATTTTGAAAGATTATTTTCTGTTGTTACAGAAGGTTTGACACTAGAAAAGAAAAACAAAGATGCAATTAAAATACCTTTTAAGAAATCTCCAAAAGTTTGTATTACCACTAATTATGCTATTAGAGGAAAAGGAAGTTCGTTTGAAAGAAGAAAATGGGAGCTAGAATTAGCGCAACACTATACTAAAGACAACACTCCATTAAGAGAGTTTGGAAGATTAATGTTTGGAGAATGGGATGAAGACGAGTGGTGTGCTTTTGATAATTACATGATAGAATGTTTGCAAATGTATTTACAACATGGTCTTATTAAAAGTGAGTTTGTAAATCTTAAAATCAGAAGATTGTCAGCTGAAACATGCCATGAGTTTATAGAGTGGTGTGGATTGTTAAAAGGAATGACAGAACATGAATCGTTGCAACTGAACAAAAAATCTTATAAACAAGATTTATATATAGATTTTATAGAAGATAATCCAGACTTTGCCCCTAAAGCAAAAATGACTATATCAAGAACTAAATTTTATAAGTGGCTTATTGCTTATAATCAGTTTAAATATGATTGTGATCCTGAAGAAGGTCGTGACAACAGTTCTAGATGGATCAGATTTAGAACTAAACATGAGTTAGAAGAAAATTTAGAAATAGAATTTTAATATGGAGCTTAGAGATTATCAAAAGGAAATTACGAAAAAGGGAGTAGAAGTTTTAAACAAACATAAATTTTTATATCTTGCAATGGAGGTTAGAACTGGTAAGACACTTACGAGTTTGAGTATTAGTAACCTATTGCCAGTTCAAAACCTTTTATTTATTACCAAAAAAAAAGCAATTTCAAGTATACAAGATGATTACAACAACTTCAGTTTTAGTTACGATATTACTATTGTCAATTATGAGTCTCTACATAAAATAGAGGAGATTAAGTGGGATATGATTATCTGTGACGAAGCTCATGGCATGGGAGCGTTTCCTAAACCAAGCCGTAGATCAAAGATGGTTAAGTCTCTTGTAATGATTAATAATCCTTATGTTATTTTATTGTCTGGGACACCAACACCAGAGTCTTACTCTCAGATGTATCATCAAGTTTATTCAATACCTAACAACCCGTTTAAACGATACAAGAGTTTTTATAAGTTTGCTCATGAGTATGTTAATGTGACTCAAAAAAAGATTGGTTCTATGACTATTAATGATTATAGCGGTGGCTTTGACTCTATAATTGAAGAGATGAAACCATACACAATATCTTACACTCAAAAAGAAGCTGGGTTTGAAGTTAAGACCGATGAGGAAATCTTATATGTAGACGTTTCTAATAAAGTTAAAAATATTATTAGAGATTTAACTAAAGATTTAGTGGTACAAGGTAAGGAGGAAGTCATATTAGCTGATACAGCAGTAAAATTAATGAGTAAAACGCATCAGCTGTATTCAGGCACTGTAAAGTTTGAGTCCGGTAAGTCTATGGTGTTAGATTTAACTAAAGCTCAATTTATAAATGACAATTTTGGTGATGTAAAAATTGGTATATTTTATAAGTTTAAAGAAGAGTTCAACGCATTAAAACAAGTGTATGGAGACCAGTTGTGTACTGATCTAGAAGAGTTTAACTCTACTAGTAAATCTATAGCTTTGCAAATTGTTTCAGGACGAGAAGGTATCAGTTTAAAACAGGCTGAAGCTCTAGTATATTACAACATAGATTTTAGTGCTACTAGCTATTGGCAGTCAAGAGACAGGATGACTACTAAAGACAGAAAGTATAATAAGATATATTGGGTATTTGCTAAAGGTGGTATTGAAAAGGAAATTTATAAAAGTGTATTGAATAAAAAAGATTATACGCTTAGACATTTTAAAAGAGATTTACTTACACTTAGGTAAATACAATTAAAAAAATATGATTACAAGAAAAACATCAATAGAATGCTTTAATAAAATTAAACAAGAAGGATTATTAAGCAAAAGAAGATTACAGGTATATGAGTCAATTTTTAATCATGCTCCCTGCACGGCTTCAGAAGTTTTTAATGATAAAAATCTTAAAACAAATCAAAGTGGAAGATTTACGGAATTGCGAGATTTAGGAGTAATTTATGAAAGAGGCGAAAGATTATGCACTGTAACAGGAAGAAATGTAATAGAATGGGATTTAACAGATAGATTACCTGTAGATTTTAATAATAAGAATAAAACAAAGAAACAAAGAATTAATGATGCTATAAATTCTTTTCGTGTGTTATATAAAAAAAAAGATAATAGCACAACAGAAGACTGGAAAATAGTTGCTAATTTAATTAAAATAATATAGAACATGACAGAACAACAGATACATAACAATTTTCAGTTAGAAGATTTGCCAAATGAAAAATGGATAGACGCCTTTGAATATGATGGTATTTATGAAGTTTCTTCTTTAGGACGAATTAAGTCTTTACAGCGTGAAGTAAATACAAGATGGGGGACTCCGAGAATTGTTGAGGAAAAAATACTAAAACAAAGTATTATTAAGGCAAAAAATGGTAGAATAGATGGTCTTGTAGTAACCATATTTAAAAAAGGCAAACAATCTGGTAGGTTTGTTTTTCAATCATTTTATCCAAAAATAGATTTTCTAAAGAATGAATGTGTAATGCATATAAATAAAAAATGTTTAGATAACAGAATTGAAAACTTAAAAAAAGTTACTCGTAAAAAATCTAAACAAACTGATATGGTTAAAAGCGCAAGAACAATTATAGCCACTCCGAATAATCTAAAAAAGGCAAATGAAACAAATAAGGAGTTTTACGATAATAGAACACATAAAGAATGCTCTAAGTGTGGCAAGATTGATGTGGTAGATAATTTTCCAAATGACGTTAGCAAGTGCCAAGAATGTATTAATAATTACGCTGTAGGAAGACGTAAGAACTATAAATATACCGATGGCGAAAAATATTGTAAAGGTTGCGACAAAGTTAAAATCAATAAAGAATTTCATAAACTTGATAATACTTGTAAAAAATGCAGACACGAAACACATAATAAATACCAAAGAAAACAAAGAGAAACTTTAGGAGACTGGTACATAAAAGAATATGGGAAATACACTTACGGGTATAGTATATTTACTCAAAAACTTATTGATGAATTAAGAAATGAGTTAAAAGAAAAGCGCAAACCAAGACACGTTTACGACAATAAAAATTTTAGAACCACAAGAGATTTTGCAAGACACGTTTTAGAAACGTATAAAATACCTATTACAACAGTAGAAAAAAGAATATACGAAGGTAGAACAGAATTTGAATGCACTCTTAACCGAAAACAATTTGTAATGCATAATTTAAAAACTATTGAAATGCTTGATGTTCTTTTAAAAGTATTAGGAGAATGACGGAACAACAGATACAATATAAAAGAATTAAAGAATTAGAAGCTGAGGGGTATTATGTGCTTAAACTAATTAAGACTAACAAAAATGGTATCCCTGATCTTGTAGCGTTTCCTAAAAACTGTGATGTTTTGTTTTCGGAAATAAAAAAACCAACAGGCAAGGTTTCTAAATTGCAAGAGTATAGGATAAAAGAGCTAGAAAGTTATGGTTTTAAAACAGAAATATATAAAGGATAAAAAATGAATTTTAATAAAAAAATCGCAAACAACCTGTCTGAAGTATCAAAATTAAATCCTTTTGAAAATAGCAGGAAAAGAGAAATCATCGAGATAAGAGCGGTGCTTATAAAAATTTTAAGGGAATATCAAGAATTGAAATTGATTCAAATTGCAAATTTTTTTACTAGAAATAATAGGCCGATGGATCATGCGACTGTTTCGCATTCACTAAAAAACTATGAAATTTATTTAAAATATAATCCTAAATTAAAAAAATGGCATAATTTTGTGGTTGAGGCATTGTTTGGTAGTGGAGATTATAATGATAGTTTTGCTGTGAAAAGAAGGCTTTTAAAAGATAAAGTAGATTGTTTAAATAAAAAAAATTTAGATGAATTATTTTTATATTCACAAGCTTTAGCGGCAGAACAGGCTAGAAACTGGCAAAAACAGATTAAATGTTAAATAATTTTACTATATTTATAAAAATGGTATATACTATTGAAGATATTGACAAGGTTTTAAATTTCTCTTCCTGGGATTCGAGAAGAAAAATGGATGAGTTTTTTAGAATAGATAGTGATATGTATTGTAACCTTGGAAGTGATTCTACAAAAACAGAAAAGCAAATTGTTAAAAAAAATTCAAAGGCTCTTTATAAAGCTATACAAAAAATTGACTCATCTGTAGGAACTAGTTTACTATATCACATGGACAAATAATGACAAAGATTTCAGTAGACGATGTAAACGCTATTAAGCACATTAATTTTGTGACTAATAACTCTCACGACCTCGTAACTGAATTATATGAAGATTTAATGGAAAGAGATCACGCTCAAGCCAAAATCAAAGCACAAAACATTAGTAAGATTATGGTTGATTTAATTCAATCCTTATCAGATGAAGTCTAAAAAAGCTGAAGGGCCTAGACTTAGGCTTAGTATGAGTGAAGTTGATATGATTCGTGAGCTTCGTGCTGGTCAAATAGACAACATAAACGACAACTCTGCATTATCTACACACCTTGATGAAAGAGGAATTGATCAGGATGATGTTATTAGTGTTAAGCATTGGCAAAGTGCTAGTGGTGACTATAGGTTTTCTATTGTTACTAAAGAAAATTTAGACCTTAAAGAAAAAGATATTTTTGATAAGGTAAACCAATTTGTATCTCAGTATGCACCTGCTTATCATAAAATTCCTAGATCAAAGAAAAAAAGTCCACATCTTTTAGTTATTAATCCTGCTGACATTCATATAGGTAAGTATGCAAGTGAGACTGAAACAGGAGAACAGTATAACACATCTATAGCAATACACAGGGTAATAGAAGGGATTCATGGGCTTATAGATAAATCTAAAGGTTTTGAAATAGAAAGAGTTTTGTTTTGTATAGGTAATGATGTGTTACATATTGATAACGTTTATGGCACTACTACAAAAGGAACACCTCAAGATACTGATGGTAAGTGGTGGGAACATTATGAGCTGGCTTTAGCTCTATATGTAGAATGTATAGAGACTTTACGATTGATTGCTCCTGTAGATGTAGTACATAGTATGAGTAATCATGACTATCAATCAGGATTTCATTTGGCTCACACCTTGCAAAGCTGGTTTAGAAATGCTAAAGACGTTACCTTTGATATAAGCGTAGCTCATAGAAAGTATTATAAATACGGAACAAATCTTCTAGGTTTAGAACATGGAGATGGTGCTAAGATGGTAAATTTACCCTTGTTAATGGCACAAGAGAAACCTTTACTCTGGTCTAAAACTACTCATAGATATTGGTATCTTCATCACATACACCATAAAGTGAAACACAAATGGCTTGATGCTAAAGATTATAT